TCTAGCGTTACCAAAATGTTTGGCACGTGCCACATGATTTCCACGTAGTCGTTTGCTGCGACTTCCACAAACGAAGAGCCTTCGGCCAGCAGGTGCGCGGGCAAGCCGGTGCTCTTTCTAGATGGAACACTGTATTTGTGATTAGACAGCGCGATGTTGGTGCCGTTTTTCCTTAACCAGATATTTACTATTTCTGTGTCATTCACAGGGTTATTGAACTGCACAGCGTAATCTAGCCTGTAAATACCAGCCTCCGCGAAAGTAATGCGCGTGCTGCTTACCAGCGACACACCATTCAAGAACGCGCTGGCGTCGAACTGCACTGCGTAGGCTGCCGTGGTAGATGCAGCGGTCTGGGTAGCGGAGCTTGTGAACTGCCCCGTGGGAACTATGATACCCGTCCCGTTGCCGTAGAAGTTATCGGCACGGTAGGACTTGGCTTGGTTGGGTGTCAGGGCGTCAAGCTGGGAGAAGTAAAGCTCCAGCGTACGCAGGAACTGGCGGAAGAACAGCGGGTCGTACTTTTCGGGCGGGTTCGGAAGCGGCGAAAACTTGAAGAGTTCCAGAGCCATATTAGCGAGCCCCGTCCTCGCGCACGTCCAGACGCGGGGTGCCTAGGTTCCAGTGCACGCCCAAATCAGCCGACGACACCTTGATCGACATCTGCCTCGCGCGGGCGCGGATGAACACCTGCTCCGTATACTGGTCCACGGCGGTCTCTATAACAGCCCTTGAGTCCTGAGCGTCGCCGCGTTCCGCGTTGCCGGGGAAGTTTCTTGACCGCACAGCCATCATGACAGACGGGCTTTGCGCGGAAGAGCCAGAGAACTTCACATCGGGGATAAGCCTGCGGGACAGCATGAACTTGTCGCCGTCGCCCAAGTCGAAGTCGTTGGACTGGATGTAGGACTCCATAGGCAGCACGCCGTCGTCCACGCCGTCCTCGTGGTTGTAGAGAAACCCGGTTTGGGTTGATACAACGCCGCCGTTAACAGGCTGGCCACCGTCAGCCGCGATGGGTCCAGTGAACAGCTGGGAGTCCATCCAAGCCGTGCGGGCAATAGTGCCGTAGTACCAGAGTTCTTCCACGTAGTTATAGATGACGTAGCGGTCGTTATACGTCGCGTCGGCACTGGGGTAGAACCACCAGATTTCGTTCCACTCTTCGTTCGTGCCAGCGACGATCTGGTCAAGCTGGTTCTTGTTGATGCTGTCGAAGACGTGGTTGAGCAGGGTGCACTTCAGCGTGGTTACGCGCCCTGAGTAGGTGTAGAACTTGTCACGGCCCATCCAGTAGACGACGTTTGAGGCCGAGGTACGCGCGCGAGGCGACGCGATGGTGATGTCGTTGGCGTACTCCTGCAGCCCGAACACATCCGTAGTGCCCAGAAACTGAAGCGAGTAGAGGCTGACATCGGTCCACACCAGCGTCTCTTGGCGTGTGGGCATGGCCGTGATGATGCGCGAGCCGCGCGAGACCCGGATGAAGCCCGCCGAGTTGGTGACTGTCGGCGTCCAGTCAGTAGGCGTGTCTTGGTCAGCCCAACGGATAAGCAGTGGGTCGAAGTCGTCCGGGTTGGTGCTGCCATACGGAACTGCACCGAAAGCAAGTATGTGGCGGTCCTGCTGCGACATCATGATCTGGGTTATGACGGCAGGCACAGAGTTGGGGTCGTGCCCCGAAGCGGCAGCGTGAGCCTGTAGCGTGATGGCCCGAGTGTTCAGAGCGGACGTGGGGTCAACAGTGGTCCCACGAACCCATACGTAAGGAGCGCCGCCACGGATGTTGGCATAGAGGTCGTTGTCGAAGTTGTCGAACCACCAGTCCTGTTGTGCCTGAACGATAGGGACGTTAGCTCCACTACCCCAAGCGTTGCGACCCCACAGGCCGACGCCCCAGCCGTAGCCATAAGACAAGACGGGGCTGCCAGCGTGTATATCGAACGACATGGAGATGGCTGTGCCGCCAGCGGCGGAAACGGTAGACGTAGCTGCGGTAGCCACCGTGATAGTGAAGCTCAAGCTGTCCAGCACGGTAACCGCGTGGTTGGCGTTGATCTCGGTATTCGGCACGCCGCCCGGAGAACCGGTGACGCCAGAAATGGTGACGAAGTCGCCTGTCAAAGCCCCGTGGGCTTTTGTCAACGTGAAGCGGACGACCCGAGATGCGTTGGTCGTAAACACAGAGTTGTTGGTGTAGGGGGACACGACAGTAGCTATGTAGATAGCCGTGCCGCCAGCGGCGGATACCGTTGAAGTGGCCGCGTTAGCTGCCACAAAGGTGAACGTGGTAGTGTTTACTACAGTGACTTGCACATTGGTGTTAATGTTGGCCAGCAAAATGCCGCCAAGGTTATCGGCGATAGAAGTAGCGCCAACGACACCAGAAATAGTTACGTAGTCATTAGTAGTAAGCCCATGCGGCAGTAGCAGTTCTACCGTGACAACGTTGGACGCATTTGTAACGCTGATCGAGTTGTCGGTTACGGGCGTCATGAACGTGGTGCGTAACGGCGTGATGTCGTTATACCTGCCCCCAAGCTCGATGTAGAGTTTTGAGTTAGTGCCCACCGCGAGAAACAGGTCGCTGAACGTGGTCACCCACGTGAACAGTTGGCGGCACACACCGTAGAAATAGTTCGCGGAGTATGCCGCCCAACCGCCCAGCTTCTCGGGGAAGCCACTACGAAAGCGTATCTTGTCGCACGCCCACCATCCCCCCTCACCGGAATAGTTGGACTGGTCCCGGTTGATGCCCGGTTTGAACTGGAGCTTGAGGAAGGACATCGGGGTGCGAGTTACTCAGGTCAGTCGAGGGATTTAGGGTCGAGAGCCAGCACCAGCTGCGAATAGACCAGCACGGACAGGGTTTTGGCAGCCCGTTCCAGCAGGGTGGTGGTCTCTCCAGCGGTCAGTTCTGCCTTCTCGTCGGCCAGTTTCAGGCTCAGCTTGGCCAGCTTCAGCTTCGCACCAGCTTCCATTTTCGCATCGTCCTCCATCTGGGCGTCGATAGCCATGTAGAGGGCAAAGCGAACGGTTGCCGGTTCCCCGTCCGGGTTCGTGATGACGTTACCGGCGCGGTCGCGAAGGGGCGTGTTAAGCATCTGTGTTCTCTGTTTCTGTTGGGGTTACCGGAGCGGGCTCCGGGGTGGGTTCCGGGGTGGGTTCCGGGGTGGGCGTAGCCCACGGCACAGGCATGGTGACGATAGGCGGGTTACGCAAGTTCTCGATGGCGACCGCCAGAGAAGCGTTCATGGCATCCATGCCCTCCTCCCCGATGGCGTCTTCGATCCATTCAACTACCTGTGCCTCGGTGACACTGTCAAACGGAGTGTAGGACGCCGGGTCAGGCGTAGCGAAGCCTTGAGCGCCATAGACCTCAGTCGTGAGAGCGTCCACGCTGTCCGTGGCCCGGTAGCGCCAGTGGGCGACCTTGATGACGTCGATCATACCGTCGTCAGACGGTGCCACGTCGAGGGAAGAGATAGTCCAAGTGTAGATGAGCATGGTGGGGTCCTTATGCGTTAGCGATTGTAGTGACAGTGCCGGAGGAACCGCGCCACTTGAGCGCCCCTGCATCGGCGTAAAGAACGCCGCCACCGGTAGGGTTAGTCGATGGGTTTGCAGTTGCGTTGGCTAGGCCGATTACTCTTGTGCCGGTGCCGAACTGGTCAGTAGTCCCGATGCCGACGTTGCCCGCCGACGTGATGCGCATCCGTTCGATGCCGTTAGTAGAAAACCATATATAGCCTGCACCGGGGACTAGCAGGCTGATGATGCCCGCACCTTGGGTGGCTAGCTGGCTGTCGGTAGCGTCGCTGTAAATGCTAAAAGTGCGGGCACCGTTGACGCCCATGTCAAAGTAAGCGCCTGACCCGGTGGCGCTGTTAAGCTGAATACCCGACGACCCAGACGAAGAAATGCCAACTGAACGAGTGTAAAAACGACCAAAAACGTCAGGCGTAGTCGTCCCGATGCCGACGTTGCCGTCACCACGAACCGCGAACATATTAGCGGCGCTTGCGTTCCTGATTAGGAAACTGAGGTCGCTGCTGTTAGTGCCAGCGTCTATAAGCAGGCCGTACGACTGGCCGGTAGTAACGTTACCAACTAGCTGTGAACACCAGTCTCCTAACGGCCCTTGCGCTTTAAGCGTGACAGTCGTGCTAGGCGCAACGCCCAAACCAACCCGTTGGCTAACGTAGACGTTCCCGGCCACATCCAGTTTTTGTGAAGGCGAAGTAGTCCCGATGCCGACGTTGCCGGAACTGTCGATCCGCATGCGCTCGGTATTCGAGCCCGTTCCAGTGGCGAACGCGTGGTATTCCGCTTCGTATTGGACAGGACGATAGAGGTTGGCCACCCGGTCGTAGTTGATGACACGGTTGTACCCGCCACTCGCGTCGTTGGGCGCGAGTTCTATTCCGTAGGCACCAGCGTTAGACACAACAAACGGCTTGGCTGGCGTAGTAGTCCCGATGCCGACGTTGCCGCCTTTAGTGATGCGCATACGCTCGGGAAGCGTAGTGTCAGCTGATGTGTAGAAGGCGCGGGCCGCGCCATACCCCCCCCCCGAATATACGCCAACAGCCGAAATGTTGACCGTCGAGGTGGTGGATGCGTAGCTACCGCTAATGCCGAGGCCGCTGGTGAAAGAGCCGTTGAGCGACGGCGTGTTGATGAACAGCGAACCACTGGAGTTGGTGGAACCAAGCACCACATGTGCCGTAGAAAACTGCGCAAACGAAAACGCCGTGCTGCCAGCTACAGTGAGTTTCACGCCAGTAGTCGTGCTGGTCCCGATACCTACGTTGCCATCTGCGGCGATGCGCATAGTTTCGGCGTTGTTAGTGCCAAACAACAAAGCTGCATTAGCGCGCTGGAAAACGTAAGCTATTGCCGACCCCGTGCCAGCCAGAAGACCGACGTTGAAGTTGCCACTGGCGGCGTTTACGAACGACGCGCCCGTGCCGTCGTCACTAATAGTAAGCTTTGTTCCCGGCAAAGTAGTCCCGATGCCGACGTTGCCGCCGGTTAGGATAGTCATCCGCTCGTTGCCGGACGCGGAGAAGGCGAGCCGGGTCGATGATGCTGGGTTAGAAACCGTCCACGACTCTACGCTGTCTTGGAACAGTTGCAGCGTCGCCCCCGTCCCAGATGAGCTATTAACCAACAGTTGTCCGGAGGGGCTCGCAACGCCGTTGCCAACCTTTAGAGCGCCAACCACATCGAGTTTGGCCCCAGACGTAGGCGCAGTAGTCCCGATGCCGACGTTGCCGCTGTCGTTTATAAGGAGGTCACTGCTCCATGCGGAACCAATGCCGCGCTGGATGGCGAAGGTTCCGGCGTAGGTCGCCCCGGCAGCGTTAGTGTTTGCAACCCGGAACCCGTAGAAATCAGCAGCCGAATAGCCGAGGTGAATAGACTTTGTAACAGATGTTCCGTCAGTGCCGCTGGTTACATCCAAGTCCCCGCGCGCTACGCCGCTAACCCCAACTACAACATTACCAGCAGGGATAATCCGCATCCGTTCGGTGCCGCCCGTAGACCACGCAATAGTGTCGGCGGCGGGGGACCACATGCCGGTGTTCAGGTCACCAGTGAAGGTCAGGGACGGGGTAGCCACAAGGCCAGCGGCCAGTGCAAGCGACGTAGCCGAGGCAGCGCCGAGAACAGGCGTGACCAGCGTGGGGGTGTTGCTAAGAACGACAGAGCCAGTGCCGGTAGACGAAGTGACGCCAGTGCCGCCGTTGGCGACAGCCAGAGTTCCAGCGACGGTGACGACGCCCTGCGTAGCAGTGCTCGGAGTGAGGCCAGTAGACCCAAAGCTGATGGAAGTGACAGCGACGCCAGTAGCTGCGGCCCACGAGGGCGCGCCGCCGGTATTGCCTACGAGAACCTGTCCGTTAGTGCCAGCAGCCGTGACGCCAACGGCACTGGTGCCTGCACCATAAATAACCCCGTTGGAGGTAAGCGTAGTAGCGCCAGTGCCGCCTCGGGCTACCGACAATGTACCAGTTGTACCTGCGATGATCGGAAGGCTATCACAGTTAGTAAGAGTGCCCGAAGTGGGGGTGCCGAGGACAGGAGTAACCAGCGAGGGGGAAGTAGCCCTGACTGGCGCTCCGCTGCCCGTAGCGGTCGTCCAAACAGGAAGCGCCGAAGTGCCGCCCCCGACCAGTATCTCCGTTGTCGCGCCCGTCGCGAGCGTTTGTTGTGCGCCTGTTGCCGTCGTGCCCGCCGCAAGAAGGCCGTAAGCCGTGGTTGATGTTGCCCGTCCCGTGCCGCCAGCGGCAACTGGGAGAGTGCCAGCGGTTAGCGCGCTCGCAGACGTCGAGTAAATGGCGTTGTTGGCAGCCGTGAACGTCGTTAGGCCCGTACCGCCCGAACCAGAAGCTAGAGTTCCAGCGACGGTGACGACGCCTTGGGTAGCGGTGCTCGGAGTAAGGCCAGTAGACCCGAAGCTGATGGAAGTGACAGCAACACCAGTAGCTGCGCCCCACGACGGCGCGCCGCCCGTATTACCTACGAGAACCTGCCCAGTCGCGCCTTCGGCTGTGGCACCAACCGTGGCTCCGCCATAAAGGACGCCGTTGGAGGTAAGCGAAGTAACCCCGGTTCCGCCCCGGGCCACCGACAATGTGCCGGTTGTGCCCGCGATGATCGGAAGGCCGGTAGCGTTAGTCAGCACACCCGAAGCGGGGGTGCCCAGAGCCGGAGTGACCAGCGTAGGCGACGTAGCAAACACCAGTGCGCCAGTGCCCGTTTCGTCCGTAACTGCAGCGGCGAGGTTGGAGGAACTGGGGGTGCCCAAGAAGGTAGCGACGCCAGCGCCAAGGCCGGACACGCCAGTGCTGATCGGGAGACCAGTGACGTTAGTCATAACGCCAGAAGCCGGAGTGCCCAGAGCAGGAGTAACCAGCGAAGCGGAGGTGATGGTTGGCGAAGTGCCGAACACCAGTGCGCCCGATCCCGTCTCGTCCGTGACAGCCGCAGCGAGGTTGGAGGAGCTAGGGGTGCCGAGGAAGGTAGCTACACCAGTGCCGAGGCCCGACACACCCGTGCTGATCGGGAGACCCGTAGCGTTAGTCAGCACGCCGGAGGCCGGGGTGCCCAGAGCAGGAGTGACCAGCGCCGGGGAGTTGCTAAGGACAACGGAGCCGGTGCCGGTGGACGTAGTGGTCCCGGTGCCGCCGGAGGTCACGGGCAGCGAAGAGGCGAGCGTCAGCGAAGTCAGGTGAGTGACCGCATCGACCACGTCCGTAGCGTTGTTAAAGACAAGCATCGTCTTGCCCGCCGGGACAGCGATGCCATTGCCTGTAGAGTTCTTGACCGTGATGGCGTCCGCGCAACCGTTGTTGACGACGTAGAACTTCTCGATAGCCGGGACGATGAGGTCCCGCGCACCTGCCGTGGTACCAACAAGGTTGAGGCGCAGATTTCGCGCGGTCTGCGTGTTGGGGGTGTCCGTCAGGGTCAGGGTGACGTTGCCGCTGGCGAAGGTAACATCCGCAGAGCCAGTAATGGCTTCCTCAATGGCCGTGCCGAGGTTCGTGTTGGTGATGTCACCCCACTGGTTGTTGTTCTCTCCCTGCTGCATAAGCTGGATTTTGAGAGAGCTGTACGAGCTAGGCATCGGCAGTTCCTGTTAGAGGCGTACGCGTTTAGTCGTGTATATCACTGATTACTACGGTTAGCAGCCCTGTTCCAAGCCTCGATAGTATTGACATGTCGGGCTCCGCAGTCGCCGTATTTGGCGATCATATCGGCTTCCCATACAGCCCTCTCGGGGTCCAGAAGCGGGGTAGGCGGTAGTGCCAGCGGCGGGCAAGGAGCCGCTAGGTTAGCGGGGGGAGCCGGAAACTGCGCGGTTGGTGTCCTCCACGGCATCCAAGAGCACGCCGCCAACAGCGGCAGGAGGAGCACAGCTAGCGTCAACCGGAACATCGCGGAACACTTCCCTGATGGTGTGAGTTCTATGGACGGAGACAACGGCGGCTGCAGCTTTCGCTTTTTCGTATGCGACCGCCTGTTCATCTATGACCCCCTGCATCCTCGCCGTTTCTTCAGCCACCCGTTTGACGGCTGCGACTTCGCTAGCCTTGCACTGCCAGTCACGAACGGTCCAACCACCAAAGGCAGCGGCCAACACGGCAGCGCCAGCGACGTAGAGCAGGTATGGCTGCAGAAACCTTAGCATTACGCAATCCTGACGATTGCTGCCTCGCCCGTGTTTGCCGGGAACGTAATGGTTAGCGTGCCACCAGCAGCGGTTTTATTGCCCCCGAAGTCGAGCACGCACACAGCCGGGTTGGTTAGAGGCGTGTTGTCGATGCCGTTGGCAGACGGGGTGGCGTTGTAGATGATGGCCCCAGCAGCGATGATGTCCGTGCTGGGGATGACCACGGTAGCAAAGGAAGTGTATCCGACGCCTAGGCTGGCACCCGACTCGACGTTGCTGGAAGCCACACCCAGCTTGGTCAGCGTGACACCGCCAGCGGTATAGCCCGTGCCCGTCACTTCGTCCGTAGCGGAGTATGCCGTGGTGGAAGGACCGATGTTGGCGTTGCCCGTGTAGAGCGCGATCTTGAACGTATCGCCGGTAGCCGCCCGGAAGTCGTGCACACCCAGCAAGACCTCTGCCTTGAAGCTGGTGCACATTGTCTGTTCGATAGCCATGCCGATCTCGCTACTTGACGGGGTACCGAACCTGCAGGGACCTGTAGGTGTCTTGTCTGTTCTTGCCTTCAGCCAGCTGCTTCAGCTGCACCATGGCCTCGTCGTAGCGCCTCTGGTAACCGGCGATGACGTCGGCTTCGCCCTTCATGAAGGTGTAGGCTTCCAGCAGGCTGCCGTAGAGAAGCACGGAGTCGAAGTTGTCACCCAGCCACGTGTTGTTCGCCGTGGTGATGCTCTCGGGTTCGTAGAAATAGTTGAGGCTGAGGGTGTAGGCCGCACCGGGCGTAGGCCCGAGCAGGAACGTATCGTTGTCCTGCAGCGCGTAGTAGCGCGGTACCCCTGTCGTAGCGGGGGCCGGAAAGGCTTCCCGGATATACTCCACGTCCTTGTTGGCCATGAAGCTATACTGCCCGGTTACCGGGTCGAGCGCAGCCATGGAGTAGGTAGCCAGCCAGTCTGCCGGAGCAGACACCGTGCTGGTGCCGTTAACCGTAGTCAGCGTGGTGACCTTGCGCAGGACCAGAAGCTGGACGGTGTTGTAGATACGCTGCTCTGCCTGCGTGACAAACGTAGCGATCTGCTGTGCAGACGTGAGAGAGCCGCTTCCCACACTGGCCGGGAAGTCGTTCTCCACATACGCTTGGATTGTCGAAGACAGGGTGGCGTAGTTCATGCGCTAGACCTAGCAGCACTTCGGGTTGAAGTTGGTGCCTTTGGTAGCAGCGCCCGAACCGCGAATGCGCATGGTCTGCGTATTAGCCACGTTGTTGGGGTAGCCGTTAGTGTTGGGTACCGGCACTTTGGTAGGCTTCTTGTCCATCTCGGACCCTCCTAGGTCGTAGTTACAGTAACCGTGCCGATCTGGCCCGATCCTTCTAGCGTATTCTGCACCAGAGTTACACCCAGCGCGTCTAACTGACTAGAGTCCCTAGTAAGCAGGCCCACAGGAGCCCACCCCCACTGGATGTCCCGGCTACCGCCAGACGGCGTGCCGAAGACGCTCAAGCCGCTTTGTTCGTAGGAGTTGTCGGGCCTTGGGTTTCGCAGCGCCTGCGGGTCGTTGACCGGGTACATGCCCAGTTGCAGCTGGGGCTGGTCGGGGTCCCAGCACGTAGGGCAGCACAGGATGTTGGTCTGCTTCGTCTTGATGACGAGGGCTTTGAGCTTGCGCAGGGGGTAGCGTTGACCGCAACGGTCACACTCCGAGATCGCCTTTTTGCCTGATGCAAACTTACTGGGCATGACGCGACCTCAATAGAGGGCCACGCGGGGGGCTATACGAAGCGAAGCCTTCTCCCGGTCTTCGTCCGCAGCCTGCTGCCAAAGCTCCTCATACACGCCCTTGAGCATCTGCGCGCGCGGCAGGGCATCCGGGATTTTCATGGAGAGGTGGTAAGCCAGCCCAGCCACCATGCAGGGCAGGAAGCGGAACGGGATATCCTGCGTGTTGTCGCCGTTACCAGCGTCTTGGACGCGGCGCAGCCGCCAGTAGACGAAGGTGTAGAAGTTGTTCTGGTCCGGCGACGGCCAGACATTGATGGTGGGGTTGGCCACCCCCGTAGGCGTCGTGGCCCCAGACTGGCGGTTAATCCACACCTGAATGGGTCGCCCTTGGGCGTTCTTGTTGGGGATGGTCGAGTAGGTGTCGACGCTGATGCGGCTGATGTTGATGTCGGTCTGGTTAGAGCCAGTGCCCGTGCGCACAACGTGGTCCAGCAGGTCGATGGTATCCACCGGCAGGGTGTAGGAAATGGTGCCCTGCGTCAGCGGGATAGACCCCTGCTCCACAGTCCAGAGGTTGATGCCCCGGTTGGCCCATTCAATAGACAGCAGGTTCAGGCTACGCCGCGCCGTGCGCAGGTCATAACCCGTGCGGACTTCCGCGCCGCAGCGCTCGTACGCCTCTTCGATGAGGTCGAGTACAGACAGGTTGAACGCTGTGGTGCCGGTGGTCGTCATCTAAATCTCGCCGTTTTCTTGGCGATGCCCTTGGGCTGTTTGACAAACTGCTTGCCAGCCTTGGTGCCTTCGCGCTTAGCCTTGGTTGTAGCGGCATATTCAGAAGACGTCATCGCCTCCCGCGCTTTCTTGGGCAGGTAACGCTCGCCCGTTGCGTTCGACCCTTGAGTAGACGGCTTGCCGGACTTGGTGCCCCAGTCCTCTTGTGTCCACTTGGACAGAGACTTCTGCGCTTCTGTCTTAGGTCCGCTGTAGCCGCCGCCAGACTTCTTGTAGCGTTGGGTAGCCAGCTGTGCCTTGCGCGCGGACCATTGCCCAGCGTCACCGCCTTTGTCGCCAGCTTTTACACTGGCGACGATACGCTTCCATTTGGGCTCGTCTGTGCGCGCCACATCACTTACCCTTTTTGAAGCCCTTCAGCATCTCGGCGAAGCGGGCGCGTTGGCCCATCTTACCCGGAGCCTTGGTAGCGGCATCGAGCTTCTTGGCCGGGATGGTCTCGCCCTTCTTGACGCCCATGGACTTACGCAGGGCACCGGGCTTCTTGATGGCGTCTTTGATGAAGTTCTTTTTCATGGCTTAGCAGTTCTTCCCCTTGGTCTTGCCGCGCATGGCGCAACCGTCAGCTTTGACCATGCCGCCGGAAGCGTATTTGGCCATGGGCTTGCTCTTAACAGAGCCACCCTTCTTCATGCACGAAGAGCCCACTTTGCCGCCTTTTTTCATGCCGCGAGGGCGTGGTCCATCGGGGAGAGTGGGCATAACTGTTGCTGGTCCAGCTGGCCCGACCGGTGCGCCGCCATAACGGTCAATCGGCGGGCGGTTGTCAAG